TTGACGTAGTTCCAGAATGCTTCTGGATCGGCAACCGTCGCCGTCGAACGTGTTGACATGTAAGCAGTTCCAACGTCGCGAGCGGACACGCTGTCGATGTCACGTTCGTTCATACGCCGCAAAAATTCAACTTCGATCTTGTCTTGCTTTAGCTTGTCACCGCTATCATCTTGCGCGTACGCCGCTTTGCGCTGCGCTCTGCGGTCACGCAGTCCAACAAATACTTTTATTAATTGGCCGTCAGCCAACTCGCATATTTTCGCCATTATTTCTCTCCTTTTTGGCATTTAACCACTGGTCAATGTCAGCTTCATCCCACCTGAGCACTTTCTGCGAGACCCTAATTGGTCGGGGGAAACTGTTTTCTCTTCGTCGTAGTGCGGGGAGCGCTGCTTTAGTGATCCCTAGCTTTTCCGACACTTCTTCCGGTTTTAGTAAGTTCATTGTAGATACCTTTATATGTGTACACCTGTCAACACATTAGTTCATATAGGTGCATTGGTCAAGCGATCAACAGTTCGCGATGCGCTTTAACTTCGTCCAGAAGTGCGCCTTGCATCTTCTGCTTATTGCGGAGCCGTGCGTAAATGCGCTTCTCCACTGGGGTACCCTCGAGGCAGATAATAAAATTATTCATTTTCTGGCCGGGGCGGTTGATGCGTCCGTTAGCTTGCTCGAACGTCTCGTTGCTAGTGATGCAGCTGTACCAAACGATGGTGCTGGCTGCGGTGAGTGTTAGCCCGTGGGACATAGCGGCTGGTTGAGCCACCAGAACTTTGGGGTCTTTGGCTTTCTGAAACGCGGCGAAAATACGGTCGCGCTCATCTTTCTTTACGCCGCCGTGTATCACCTCGACGGTAAAGTCTTTGCTTAGCTCCTCAGCTACCATGTTCACTGAGGACACGAATGGTACAAACACAATGACTTTGCCTTGCGCGGAGTGGCATATTGATCGGGTCTCCTCAATGCGCGGCGTCGCTGGAATTGTAACCTCGGTACCATCGGTGGCATAAACTACCCCACATGCGATTTGTACTAGCTTGCCCATCTTTACCGCTTCGTTGACAGCGGTGATGTCGCCCTCGTCTGCTTGGATACGCAGCTTGGCCACCATTTCTTTGTACGCCTTGCCCTGATCTTTAGTCAGAGCGACAGCGCGGGTCTCGTACATAAGTGGAGGCAAATCCAAGCACTCGTCGCGAGTGAAGCGTACGGAAGGTTGCATAACTTCACGCACTGTTTCGGTGGCACCTTTCTTAGCGATCCACTGAAACTGAGATAGCTGCTTCATCACTTGGCCCTTAAAACGATTAAAGTACGGCGGGACTGCATCAGGTACGATTAAGCGGCATTGCGCCCACGCGTCTGTGGGAGCGTTTGGTGTCGGTGTTCCTGACATGCCCCAACATGCACGGGGCGCTTTGTGTTTGTTGACGACGGTATTGATCTTGCGCCAACGTGTGGTGCTTGCGTTGCGAGCGCACTGTGCAATCTCGTCAACGATAACGAGGTCGATGTCTGTACGATCTTTAAGGTGAGGCTCGATGATGCCTACGCCGTCATGGTTTATGATATAAACATCGAAGTCTTCTTTAAGTAACTTGATGCGTTTGTCCTTGGCTCCATGCAGAACTGTATACGTGAGGTGTGGGAAGTGCTGAAATATCTCGTCAGCCCACGTCCGCTCTAATGTAGACAGCGGCGAGATTACCAATGCTTTGTTCAACTGTCCGATGCCACGCAGGTAATCATATGCCCACAACGACGCCAGCGACTTGCCCGTACCTAGTTCACTGAGGTTAAACGCACGTTTGTTCATGGACAAGAACGCGGCAGCTTCGCGCTGCGCGTGAAATGGTTTAAAGCGACCCGGCCATTCATAGTATGAGCGGATCGGAGCGGGAGCGTCGTACCCCAAGTTACGCAGAAGCGTGGTTTCTTCTGTACGATGTGGCACAGCCACGAGAGGCTGGCCTTTTACACTGAAACTTTTGGCGCTTGGCACCACGTTCAATATCTTCTCAGGCGTCTTACTCTTGAGTATCAGCGCCTTCTTTGTTGGCCATACTAACATGGTTGGTTTCCTCATCTATCTGTCTGATTCTTTCATCGCAGATGTGTTTGATTTTTTCGTAGTCTAGGCGACGTTCGCCTTTGTCTCGCAGAATGCGCTTAACGATGTCTGCATCCCAAGGATTGAGACCGTACTCAAACCATATGTCCCATGGTTGGATACGTCGTTTAGAATAGTCGGAGTGACCGACGTTGTACTCACGTGGGTTCATGTTTTACCTTTGGTATACATGCTGGGTTTTTTACCGCGCCAACCTTTGTTGGTCTTTGCGCTTACAACTCGGGTGTTCGCCTTGGTATTGCTACCGCCAGCATCCAGAGGCACCTTGTGGTCTACGTGCTTGCCGTCGCCTTTCTTGACGCGCCCAGCGGCCACAGCTTGACGCCGCGACTTGTTCGTCGCTGCGCGTTTCTTCTTCACGTCGGCACGGGCGTTATACTTTGCCTTGGTAGCCAACTCTTTCTTTGAGGACTTAGTCATCAGGTTTCCTTTCAAATGTGTCTAAAAGAGACTTTACTTGTTCAACGTCGTCGACCACATGTGCTAACCCGTTAGCACGTTGTATCCCGTCAATTTCACGTTGTTGGTTTGGTGTGACGTTCTTGATCTTACCCGGTGCCTTAGTCTCGAAAGCCATGAACAGACCTTTGTAGCAGACTAGGATGTCAGGACAGCCAACGCGCCCCATACCGTTCGACACTGGCATGTAGTACCAAGCACCGATTGATTGAAGGTACTCTTTGACTTTCTTTTTAACTTTGCCCTCGGGGGTCATCGCCATGATTAATCACGCTCCCGTGCTTTAACGTCTAAGTAGTCACCGTACATACTAATATACGCCTCTAGCCTGTGTAGTAACTCGTTTTCTAACAAGGTAGCACTTGGCTGCTTAAACCCAAACCGGACTAGCTCGTCGTTGGTTAGCTGCATTGGGTCGGTTGTTTGCTGATCTTCGTCCTTCATAGTTTTATTTCCTACATATTGTTACTTACCACAAAACTCGCACAAGGACTGGCCTACTGGGCACCAATTTTTGCATAAACCCGATGGTTTAGGTAGCCATTTATCTTCGTCGTACGCGACTGCTACCCTTGATAGTCGCGGAAGAAATTCATTCCAAATTTCTGGTAGTTGCTCACGCGTGAACATCTCCTTGTCAAACTTTGAGACTTTTAACCAGATGAACCCAGTCACCACTTTATTTACCCACGGGTACATAGCGAAAGCCAGCGCCGCGAATAGTTTAAGCTGATCGTTATCAGGGCGGTGTTTGCCCGTCTTCCAATCAAGCAAGTACGCAGTATCGGAGCCGACAACCCCGATGTCTATAATCCCACGTACCCACACATCCTTCGCCATCCACGTAGTTTGACGAAAGTCTTTAGTAAGCGCGACACGTTCTTCAACCACGCGCTTACCTTCGTAGGACAGTATCTTTTTAACGTACCGTCCATACTGCTCCATCTCGGGGGGCAACGGCTTCTTACCATTGGCGAAGTCTTCAAGTGCTTTATGCACTTTGTTGCCCCAAATTGTAGCCTCAGTCTGTTTCTCAACAACTTGTTTCGTGACACGCGTCAGCTGAAATCGCTTCGGGCATGTTTCAAATGCAGTGAGTGCTGAGTAGGACCAAGGCTTAGTTAGTTCCACGGCGGTATTCCTCCTTCAAATATTTCAGTGTCAATAATCTCCCAAAACTCTAACAGTAGTTCTGCTCTAGTTTCGACGTCTATTCTATCACCCTTGCGGTCGTCTCGGTGCTTATCCAAGAACAACAAGCGTCGCTTTGCCCATTCGTGTTCTAAGTCAGAGACCCACTTTAGACGTGAGTGATAATCTGTCTTACCGAATAGTGCTTCCGCTTTGGCTACGGCTCGTGTTGCGCGTTCGCGTCGTTGCTGCTGCACATACCTGCCGTTGATACGGCGATGTATGCTCTGCACTTGTTCCCACGCTAAGTCTTCTTTGCTGAAACTGTCGCGTATACCCACAAGGTATTGAACGAAGCCATCGGCGTTGAACGCATAGGCTTCAATTAACGGCTTCAAGAACTCGTGCGTCTTCGGCAAAAGAAATATACTTGGGTCTTTAGCAAAGGTCTGCATGTACTTATCCGTTAGTGTTAGCCATTTTTTTATACTGCTGGGGTTTCTCAGCAGGTATTCAGTTGTTTGTCCTAAATCGGGTTCCATCCCGTATCTCCCATAATACTGTACTTCTGTGGTGTTCCGTATTTTAAGGGATCAGTGGGCGGGGCAACCGGCGGGTTCTCCCAGTAATCGTAGAAAGTAGCAGTCGCCGGGGTTTGCTTGTGAGCATTCATAGAAGTGCAAATTCTAACACTCCTTGCTCTATTTGCGCTGTAGAGGTAACTCCACGTATAGTGAGATGTCTGTTGCATCTTCTCTCTCCTTTGTACTTGTTTACATGTATATAACATGAACCGAACATAAATGCACACATTTTAACACATTTCAAGTGACTATTTTGCGTCACCGTATGTGTCGGCTATATCGCCTTCGCTCCATGTTACTAACTCAGGCCACCACTCAGGCGGTGTCCTCATTACCTGCTGTACTAAATCTAGCAACTGCTCTGCCTCGTCTTCGGGTACGATGTACACTAACTCGTCATGTACCATTAGCGCAGGGTTCATCTTCGTGAGCCTCTGCACTGTCAACGCGTTGTCGGCGATGACGCACCGTGCCAAGTGTTGCACGATGTTCTCGTCGATCTTTCCTGCGTATATTCTGGCCTTGCTACGACCATGTCCGTAGACAAACTCTTTGCGGTTTGTCTCCTCGTTCGTCTCGGTTCTTAAATCTGGATACCGAATCATTCCCTTTGGAGTGCGCAGCCCTTCGGCGACTGGCGTCACCATGCCCCACGGGTCAACCGCGCTACCCTCTGAGCCTCGCATAATTGTCGGAAGCGCGTCGTGGCATGTGCGCCAACCACGAGGAATGTCGTTGTATTCGCTGCGCCACTTCTCTACGACGTCGCGGCTCTCTTCTTCAGTGAGATCGACGCCGCCCATAGTCTTAGCAACCTTTTGAAACGCAGCCCACGCCGCACCAAACCCAAGGCCCAAGTGCGCCACTTTACCCACCTGACGTTGGACTTTGGTCACGTCGTCGTAGGGTACGCTGTACAGTTTACTGGCGAAATCTTTGTAGAGATCGGCCTTCTCTGGCTCCGCTTGGTACATCGCCATGCTGGCCGGTACTCGCCAAAGGAAATGGTTCACACGCAACTCGATGCCTGACAAGTCGGCGACGACAACCTTGTGTCCCGGCGGAGCGATCAACGACCGACGCAGCGCATCTGATGGACGGGGATTGTACGGGTTCACGCGTGGTAAATTCTGTGGGTTGTAGCCCCAGCCAGACCAGCGGCCCGTCGTGTCTGCGCCGTAATACTTGAGCGGGATCGGCACCTTCTTTTGGGGGTGCGCGTTGGCGGCGTCCATGAACGCTTGAATGCGTGTTTGTAAAATTGTGGACTTCGCGTCGAGCCGTGCTGCGGCAGCTGTGGCGACGAGCGGGTCGTCGTGTTCCTGCAAAGAAAGAAAGCCTTCGTCTGTCTTAGCCAGAGCCGGTATCTCTTTGCCCGTTGTAGGAGAAACTTTAGTTGGAACGTCGACTTCGATGGTTCGCAGGAACG